GACCTTGGTCATTAAATCCTATTGTATCCCTCTGTACTCAATTGTTATTGGCTGTACTCAAGACCAATATTCATCACATCTTCTATTAATTTAGAAGGAGACGCTCTGTGTGATTACAACTGCCTGACCTTGGGAATCAGGAATGGTACATTACTACTTTGCTCAGACATCAACAACCCCCTCAAGTATTTCTACTTGTATGTAAACCGTATAGAGTGCAAAGTTTGAAAAACTCCCCCTCGGTTATTTACAGTTGATGTATTATTTTATAAATATAGATGTATCCACAGGATCATCTATAGTTTCATCATAAACAAAGACTCCAGTTTTTAAATACTGGAGTACTTCTGCTTTATAAGCATACTCAATATGAGTAGACTTAGTGTGGATGGTATATATAGTTCTACCATCCACATCGTCATGTGGTTTTACTATCCCTAGTAACATATACAACCGGAAGATTATACTATACATTAGTATATATTAGCTAAATCAGGTTGTACTGTTGTACTAATTTCTTCTTTGTATTGATTGAGTAACCATATTTGGTCATCAATAGGTAATAATAGTAGTTCATTAATTGTACTTTGTTTTAACTCTGTACCATAGAACTGTTGAGCAAATTTAACAAGCTCATTCTTTACTGCTTCTGCAGTGTTAATCATAGTTGAATTCATATTTGATTGTTTTATAAGTTTAAAATCATAAATCCCGGAAGATATCTCTATCATACAGGTACATGTAATACATGAATTAATATGTATTGTATTATAGAGAATAGTACTACTCCTATTATAATACCAATTACAATGTTGTCATTTCTTTTTTCTTTGTCATTCATAAGTTTAGTTTTTAGTTTAGCTATATAAAATATATTGTTATTAAGTGATTACAAGGGTTTTGAGTATGTACTTATGTGTAGTTTATGTGGTAGAGTTTAATACTCAATAACATTTTAACTCACACATCTGCATTTATCTGTTTTTATAACTACCTGATTATCAATGAGTGAGTCTACTTGTTCCACACGGTGGAGACAAACTATTCTTCCTACAGAAGTATCACAACATACTACCAAATAGTAATATAATTCTAGTAATAAGTATTGAGTATTGAGTATATATGTAAATGCACACATACTACATACTGTAATTACTGATTACTAAAGAAAACAAAATAATGCGGTAGCATTATTTCTCAATGCAAGTGAAGGGTTAGCAAAGAAGAGGGTTTACTAATTACTAAAAAATGAAAGTAGGACATAAGTCCTACTTAATCATTCTACATATCATCATTCAATGCAGCATCAGCACCCGTTGCAACAGGTTCCTGTATGAATGCATTTGCATTAGATACTTTACCTGCACCAAATACTTTATCTGCAAGTCTGTTTGCAAATGCTGTTGCAAGTACACTTGAACTTTGTTCAAGCATTTCCAATCTTGCAGTATCCTTACGTGTTTCAGACTGATCCAATGTATAGTTACCATCTTGTTTAAGGTATAAAGGTAACTCATCTCTTAATGCATCCATATACATTGTATGCATTTGAGGTTCTCCTGTAGGAGATTTACGTGGATACTTCTTAAATTGAGGAGTACTCATGTATGCTTTCAACTCTTCTACTGTACCCTTAATGGTGTAAATGTGAAAAGTTTTTCCTTTTTGTTCACCTTCCTTACGAAGGTAATTGCTGCTATAGATAGCTTTCATAATGTTTAATTATTAATTAATGAATAAAAATTTATCAAAATAAGTTAAGGGTTAGCAAAAAAGAGGGAAATATGAAAAAGTATCAGACTAATGCCTGATACTCTTTCTTGTTTAAAATAGTTATAATGAGATGTACTATAAATCTTCCATCTCAAATTTGCCAATAACTTGTTGTGAATGTTCTTTACCCACCTCATGTATTTCACCTTGACATATTTCTCTAATGAGATTTACTGATCGGTGGAAAGTGATGAAGTCTTCTGAAGTTTGAACAAGTTCTTCCAAGTTAATGGTCTTCATAATTTGTTCTCTGAAGTTGTGTCTGATACTGTTGAAGTCTCCCTTCGGCAGTAACTCTGTTAACTTGTTAAGAACTGTAATGTCCACTAATGCAAGTGGACGGTTATAATCAGGTGTAAGATCTATAACCTGATTGCCTTCAATGTTGATGTATTTTGCCATAACTTAAATTTTAATTTAAGTTAAATTTAGGGTTAGCAAGAAGAGGGAAGAAAAAAAGATTATGACCTATTTGGTCACAATCTTTGAAGCTTTACTAATGTAAATGGATTCATATCCTTTTTCATTAGTATAGATTCTGTAAGAGATATTATATAGTCCATCGGACTTTATCATATCTTTTACAACAGCCTTCGGAACTCTTGGTAAGAAGAGTTCTGTATTGACTTGCTTTATAATGTAAAGGAAGTCATGCTGTTTGGAATTAAAGATGCTCACGAGAGCAGATTTGGTTACAAGATCTTTCATAGTAAATAGTTTTATTTAGTATGCAGTTGAGGGTTAGCCCCTGTCTGCATAGACAAAAACAGTTTCTGACGTAGGAGGAAATAGTTTTTTTCACAGCAGACCTAAAAGATTCCTGTCAGGAAAGATGGGGGGTACCCTCCCAGCTAGACGGACGGGGGGTCCTTTTAGTAAGGAGTCACCACAAACTGTTACATGGATTATTTTTATATAAAAAAATTTTTTATATTTGTACTGTTCATATTTGCTTTATATGAAGATGATGTTTTTCTAAATGATTATCAATGAGCCCTGGTATGAGAGTACTGGGGTTTATTGTTTATATTTGTCAGAATAATAACTATGAAAGTAGAAATATTTGTACCGGCATACAATGGAATGCATATACTCCCACTTTTCCTAGATCATTATCAGGAAAGGTTTCCAGGATGTACTATCAATATTTATAATGATAATTCTACTGATGAGACTGGAGACTACTGTAGGAGTAGAGGCTGTAATGTTATTGATTATATTGGTGAAGAACCTAAAGGTGATTCGGTAACTTATATTAGAAATAATTGTTGGAAAGATTCAGAAGCTGAATGGATTATTATGGTTGACCAGGATGAACTGATAAATATTAGTTTAGCTGACTTGCCTTCATTAGAAGATTATGATGTTGTTAAAGTTAAAGGTTATAACATGGTGGCTACAGATAGCCCTGATCCTAGAGATTTTACCTATGGTTCATTTCATCCATGGTATTGTAAGCCTTTAATGTTTAGAAAATCTGTAGGAGAAATGAATTATATTGGAGGAGCACACGTTGCATTTCCACCTGAAGGAACAAGATTTAATAGATATCATTTTACTATGTATCATTATCTTAAAAGATATTATAGTTTAAAGGACTTTTTAGAACATTATTCATTTCCAGAATTTGAAACTGAAAAGTTAACAAAATTGTATTATGAAGAAAGTACCTTCAGATTAGTTAAGCTACTATGAGTTTAGTAAATCCTCATTCAATAACCAAGGACTTTGAAAAAATACTTTCAGAATATACTGGAGCTCCATATGTGATTTGTGTAGATAGCTTGAGCAATGCTTTATTTTTAGGATTAATGTATGAGGGTATTAAAGACATAGAAGTTTCTATACCATCAAAAACATATCCTTCTGTTCCCTGTGAGATTATTCATGCCGGTGGAAAAGTAAAATTTATAGAAGGTGGATTCAAAGGAGCATATCAATTGAAGCCAACAAAAGTTTGGGATTCAGCTTTAAGATTTACTGCAGATATGTATATGCCGGGAACATATATGTGTTTATCTTTTACCGGAGCTCACAAACATCTCAAGTTATCTAAAGGAGGAGCAATACTTACTGATGATCCTGTAGCATATGCGTGGTTTAAAAGAGCTAGATTTAGTGGAAGAAATGAATGCTCTTATCATGATGATGAGTTTACAATGTTAGGCTGGAACTTTTACATGATACCAGAACTAGCAGCTAGAGGTATTCAACAAATGGCTCAATTTTATAATCAAGATGGTAGTAAGAAAGATAATGCAGATATAGAGTTGTGTTATCCTGATCTATCAAAATATCCTGTGTATGTACTATAGTGTTTCTGAATTAGGGAAGTTAGGACTCAAGTCCTTTGGTACCAATGTCCTTCTATCGAAGAAGACTAGTCTATATAATCCAAGCAATATTGAAATAGGTAACAACGTCAGAATAGATGATTTCTGTATTTTATCTGCTGGTGAAAAAGGAATAGTAATAGGAAACTATGTACACATTGCCTGCTATTGTTTATTGATAGGTGTAGAAAAGATTATTATGAAAGACTTTTCTGGTCTATCATCTAGAGTTTCTATATATTCATCTACTGATGATTATTCCGGAAATTATTTAACCAACCCTACTACACCTATGGAGTACAGAAATGTCATATCTAAACCTGTTACTTTAGAAAAGCATGTAATTATTGGAGCTAGTAGTGTAATATTACCGGGGGTGACGTTACATGAAGGAGTAGCTGCTGGAGCCAACTGTCTTATTACAAAAAGTTTCAAACCTTTTTCTGTACTGTTTGGTTCTCCTGCAAAAGTTATAAAACAAAGATCTCAGAAATTATTAAATTTAGAAAAAGATTTTTTATAGGTTTTTAGTTTAAACAAAAAAAGTTTTTATATTTGTAAAAACCAAAGTCTTATGTCAGAAAATAAAATTATAGTTCTTGCGGTTCACGTACACGAGAATGAAGGAATAGAAATTGAGATCAACAGTCAGAAAGCAAATATGCCTGCAATAACTTTGATCGGACTCCTTGAACAAATTAAATTTGATTTGTTAATTAATCATAGAAATGAAGTTGATGGTCCTACTAAAGATTTGAATCAATACGATGCCTAATCTTTTTAATTAACTTACAAAATAACAGAATAATGGAAGAAATAAAAAATCAAGAACCAGAAATAGTTTTTAAAGAAACAAAGATTTTATCTTTTGGTGAACTATTAATAGACATAGACTCCTCTATAGTAGAGGAAGGACCTGTGTACCAAATAAAAAAAACAATGGCTGATCTTACTAATTTATTATTAGATGAGTATCAGAAAGGAGATAAGTCTCCAATTAAAAGTTTACTGTTTGATCATGCAGTTGGAGAACTGGTGAATGCACAAATGGCAATAGAAAAAGTAATCACGTTTAAAAATAAGTAATGAAAGAATTTAAATTGTTAAGAGGTCGTGCTATCTTAGTAGAGATACCTCAAAAAAAAGAATCAGGTATAAAGTTATCTGAGAAAGATGAAGAACACATCATGGCTGAAGCTATGAAGCTGTGGAACAAGTTAACTGTGTATGCAGTTGGTGACAAAGTAGAAGATGTAAAAGCTGGAGACCAGGTTTATATCCGTACATCTGCATTGAACTTGGAAGTTGTAGAAAGAATTGACGTAGGTGGTTCAGTTAAGTTTGTACTTAATGAAGGGGATGTTGTAATTGTTTGGTAGTCATGGAAAAGCCAACTGACTATACAGCAACTACTACAACAGGGATGTTGTGTAAGGATTACAAACATCGTATTGTAGAATTACCTAACCCAGCTGCATTAAGACCTGAGCACTATGGTGGTAAGGATAATCCTTTTGAAGTCTTCAATGTACTTGAAGCTTGGGGATTAGACAAAGACTTTTATCTTGGTAATGTTGTTAAGTATGTTGCTAGAGCTGGTAAGAAAAATAAATTTACTGAAAAAGAAGATTTACAAAAAGCTTTAGTATATTTACAGAAACGAATTGACTTGTTATGATATTAGTTTTAAAAGCAATAGGTTGGGGAATAGTCACAATTTTTGTAGCATTTCTTTGGTTATGGTCAATTAATTTGACTAAACCTTACTACAACCATACACATCATGTCTGGGAAGATGACCCTCAAGCTAGATTGATGAGTAATATAGCCATTGCTTTGATAATTTTAATATCATTTGTTGTAGGTTATTTATGTGGCTAGTTTAATATTATTTAATAAAATACACAAAATCTCTAGAAAATAAGTTAAAGATTTTTTTATATCATATATTTTTTGTATATTATAATGTATACAAAAAAAAACTATAGCTATGGATATTTTAAATTTTATTTCTTGGATTAAGAACGGTCAGTACCGTGCTACTTTACCAACCGATGTGTCTAACTTACTTGCTGTAGGAGCAAAAGATCCTTCACGTGATGATAGTTATTTACCACTTGCAGTTAATGCTGCACCATTACAAACACTGTACAATACAGCTAATGTAACTCAGACTGGAACTATTACAACAGGAGTAACTGTTAATGCCCTTAATGGGATTATTACTACAGTTTCCTCTACTTTAGTAGCTGATACTGTAACTGGTTTTACAGTAACTAACCCAAATGTAGTTGCTGGATCTAAGATTTTACTATCTGTTCAGTATGATGATGCACTTTCTCCCGGATTTTCTGGTATTCCTGTAGCATCAGTAAATAATATTGTAAATGGTTCATTTAGATTAGTTCTTAGTAATAGTTCTAGTGTAGATAATTTAAACAATGTAGTTAAGATTCACTACCTTATTATAGCATAATATTACTCTAGAAAATACGAAACCCTGGAAGAAACATCTGGGGTTTTTTGGTTATACCAATTATTTTTAGTATATTATAATGTATAGTGTGTAGCACCCTTATTAAATTATATAGATATGTCAATTGGAAATACTAAAGAATATGGAAATAAAGGAAATAACTTTCCATATCAGTTAAAATCATTACAAGGACTACAGTGTGCTTGTGATCAACTAACAGATGTTGTAACAAATTTAACAACCATTATTAATCAACTTAGCGGAGCACCAGCAGCACAAAGAATACCTAATATTTTACGTGTTACTAATACTGTAGGTACTATTAGTAGTGATGTATATAGTAATATATCATTTACTAATGTTGGTTCAGGTAATGCAACTGTAAATGGAGTTATCCTTAAAGCAGGAGAAACAATCAATTTTGATGCAGGAGGTATTAGTAATTATTTTCCTCTTGGGGCATTTACATATGATACCACAACATCAGGAGCTGAATTATTAATTACTTATACAGTATAACAGGCCTGTTAAGATATTTACCAAGATATTTATTAAAATATTTTTGGGACATTAAATTTAGAAGATTCAGATGATACCTAAAAAATCTAGTTCTATAGAGGGAGTATTTCCTACATCAGGATGCAATAACTGTGGAAAGTGTAACGTATGTACATCTGGATTAACTACACCTCCTCCATGCACAACAGAAGCTTGTGGTGATGAGGAGAAGTGTGCTGAATCATTTGATGCAGATTGTATTGTATATACAGGTGCTGATATTGTATGTCAAAATACTACAGTAATAGCTCAAGATACTACAGTAGCACAAGGTTTAAATGAAATAGTTAATTGGCTTTGTAATGAAGGTAATGTAGGTATCCAAGGTATACAAGGAGTCCAAGGAGTCCAAGGTATTTCAGGTGCATTTGCAGGACAAGGTGTACAAGGAACAACTGGTATACAAGGTAATGTAGGTATTCAAGGACCTCAAGGAATACAAGGCATCCAGGGAATCCAAGGTTTTGATGGTCCACAAGGAATTCAAGGTTTTATTGGAATAGGTGTTCAAGGATATCCAGGTATTCAAGGTTTTCAAGGACCTACAGGAATACAAGGATTTGTTGGAATAGGTATCCAAGGATATCAAGGTATTCAAGGTTTTCAAGGTTTACAAGGATTTACTGGTGGAGTTGGTATTCAAGGAGAAACTGGAACTCAAGGTAGTAATGGAGCAAATGGTAGTCAAGGTACAACTGGTTTTCAAGGTATTAATGGTGCACAAGGATCTACTGGAATAGGAGTTCAGGGCACACAAGGTATACAAGGACAAATTGGTATAAATGGAATACAAGGCAATACAGGTATCCAAGGAAATACAGGTAATGCAGGTTCTCAAGGTTCAGCCGGAAGTAATGGTACTCAAGGAACCACTGGAAATCAAGGTACTGTAGGTTCACAAGGTTCAGTAGGAGTACAAGGAACACAAGGCATACAAGGAACTCAGGGTACTTTAGGTAATACTGGCTCTCAAGGAACAACAGGAAGCACTGGCTCTCAAGGAGCTATTGGTATACAAGGTTTTACAGGTAATACTGGAAGCCAAGGCACCACAGGTAGTACTGGTTCTCAGGGAGTTACAGGAACACAAGGTGCTATCGGAGCTACAGGATCACAGGGTTTAACTGGTTCCCAAGGTTCTCAAGGTACATTAGGGATTCAAGGAGTGCAAGGTATACAAGGAACTCAAGGAATTCTTGGCACAACTGGTACACAAGGATCTATAGGTACTCAAGGTACTACAGGCTTACAAGGATTAACAGGAACTCAAGGAACTAACGGAGTACAAGGACAAGTAGGTACTCAGGGTACACAAGGGACACAAGGAATTTTAGGTACAACTGGTAGTCAAGGTACAACCGGAAGTACAGGTAGTCAAGGAGCTGTAGGAACACAAGGAACTACAGGATTAACTGGACTACAAGGTAGTCAAGGAACTCAGGGGGTATTAGGAAATCAAGGTACTACTGGCAGCCAAGGAACACAAGGTATACAAGGAGAAAGAGGAATAGGTTTTCAAGGTACCCAAGGTACCCAAGGAACTACAGGAAATACAGGGTCTCAAGGATCTACTGGAAGCACTGGATCACAAGGAACAGTTGGCTCACAAGGAACTACAGGTACAACCGGTAGCCAAGGTACCACAGGTTCTACAGGATCACAGGGTACTGTTGGATTCCAAGGCACAACTGGATCTACTGGTTCTCAAGGTAGTGTAGGATTGCAAGGGACTCAAGGAACACAAGGTATTTTAGGTTTACAAGGAATCCAAGGTACTCAGGGTATATTGGGTAATACTGGTTCTCAGGGTATAGAAGGTAGTCAAGGGACTACAGGTACACAGGGTCTTACGGGCGCGCAGGGTACAACTGGAACTCAAGGTTTAAATGGTTTACAAGGTACTCAAGGTGTTCAAGGTATATTAGGAAATACTGGAAGTCAGGGTTCTACTGGAACTACTGGGTCTCAAGGTACTACTGGAACTCAAGGTAGTATTGGTATTACTGGAAGTCAAGGGACGACTGGTTCTACAGGAGCTCAAGGAATCTTAGGATCTCAAGGTGCTACAGGAGATACTGGACTGCAAGGTATAACTGGACTGCAAGGTGCAATTGGTACTCAAGGAACAGTAGGACTTCAGGGATTACAAGGTATTCAGGGTACACAAGGAATTACCGGTAGCCAAGGTACTTTTGGTTCTCAGGGTAATACAGGAAGTCAAGGTCAGACAGGTGCACAAGGTACCTTTGGAACTCAAGGATTAACAGGATTACAAGGTTTACAAGGTACTCAGGGTATTTTTGGTAATACGGGTAGTCAAGGTACTACTGGTAGCACAGGTGCGCAAGGAACTACAGGACTTCAAGGTACTACAGGTTTAACAGGAGCTCAAGGTACTCAAGGGACTTTGGGTTTACAAGGAACAAGTGGAATAAATGGTTCACAGGGAACCACTGGTAGTCAAGGTACACAGGGAACATTAGGAGTTCAAGGTCTAACTGGTAGTCAAGGAATTCAAGGCAGACAAGGAACAACTGGTTTACAAGGTGTTCAAGGTAATCAAGGGCTTATTGGTGGTGGTGGTAGTCAAGGAGAAACTGGTATTCAAGGAGAAACTGGTTTACAAGGTTTTCAAGGTATAATAGGTGATACAGGAGCACAAGGTACAATTGGTTCCCAAGGAACTGTTGGTGCTACTGGTAGCCAAGGAACTACTGGATCAACTGGTAGTCAAGGGGCTGTTGGATTTCAGGGTACAACTGGTGCCGTAGGAAGTCAAGGACTTCAAGGTATACAAGGGACTATTGGATTACAAGGTGTTACTGGGACTCAAGGCTTAACAGGAACTCAAGGGCTTACAGGTTTACAAGGTTTACTAGGAATTCAGGGTATTCAAGGTTTACTTGGAAATACAGGTTCTCAGGGAACTACTGGTAATACTGGAGCACAAGGTACTGTAGGAAGTCAGGGTACTACTGGAAATACCGGATCACAAGGAACTCAAGGAATAATAGGAAATACAGGAGCTCAAGGGACACAAGGAATCCAAGGTATACAAGGATTATTAGGTGTTCAAGGAGCTGTTGGTACACAAGGAACAACTGGCAGTCAGGGAACAACTGGTACACAAGGTACTCAAGGTATTTTAGGTCTGCAAGGAATCCAAGGTATAGTAGGTAGCCAGGGCACTACTGGAACTCAAGGAGCTATTGGTTCCCAAGGCACAGTTGGTTCTCAAGGAAGTATTGGATCTCAAGGTTCTGTTGGTGCACAAGGCATAATAGGTTCTCAAGGACAAATTGGATCTCAAGGTACTCAAGGTTTACAAGGCACTATTGGATCTAATGGTTCACAAGGGACTCAAGGACTTCAGGGTCTGCAAGGCACTACGGGAACTCAGGGAATACAGGGTATTCAAGGAACCACAGGGACTCAAGGCACTCAGGGTCTACAAGGTCTTCAGGGCACAACTGGATCTCAAGGCACTACTGGTTCACAAGGTCTTCAGGGTCTTCAAGGATTGCAAGGTCTGCAAGGAACAACTGGATCTCAGGGAACACAAGGTCTTCAGGGTTTACAAGGTACTACTGGTTCCCAAGGTACCATAGGCACACAAGGTACAGCAGGTATTAATGGTACTCAAGGTACAACCGGATCTCAAGGTCAAACTGGAAGTCAGGGTATCCAAGGGATACAGGGGACTCAAGGTATACTTGGATTACAAGGCACTACTGGCTCACAGGGTATTCAAGGATTAATTGGAATACAGGGTACACAAGGTCTTTTGGGTATACAAGGATTAACTGGTCTACAAGGATTACAGGGAATTCAAGGTATACAAGGTTTATTAGGTATTCAGGGTGTTCAGGGAACAACAGGTCTTCAAGGTACAGTAGGTAATACAGGTAGCCAAGGTAGTACAGGTTCTACTGGAAGCCAGGGTATTACCGGTATTCAAGGTATTCAGGGTATACTTGGATTACAAGGTGTTTTAGGATTTCAAGGAACTACAGGCACTATTGGTGCACAAGGACTACAAGGAATACAGGGTCTACAAGGTATACTTGGTTTTCAAGGAGTTCAAGGTGTAATAGGCACTCAAGGTACTATAGGTACAACAGGAAGTCAAGGAAGTACAGGATCCACTGGATCTCAGGGTGTGACTGGTACACAAGGAACAACAGGAACAACAGGATCCCAAGGAACAACTGGTACTACCGGAGCAACTGGTTCTCAAGGAACTCAAGGAATACAGGGTATAACTGGATTACAAGGAGTTCAAGGAACTCTTGGTTTACAAGGTCTTATAGGTGTAACTGGCTCCCAAGGCAGTACAGGGACAACAGGTTCACAAGGTACAACCGGAAGTACAGGAGCACAAGGAAGTGTAGGTACACAAGGTTCTATAGGAGTAACTGGTACACAAGGATCTATTGGTATTCAAGGTATACAAGGTATTTTAGGAACAACTGGAGCTACTGGATCCCAAGGTGTGCAAGGTTTTACAGGTTTGCAGGGAAGTGTTGGCTTACAAGGTTTAACTGGAAGTCAAGGTACATTTGGTACACAAGGTACTACAGGAAGCCAGGGAACTTTTGGAACTCAAGGAATTCAAGGATTTACTGGTAGTCAAGGTGCTACTGGAACACAAGGAACACAAGGAATTCAGGGCATACAGGGTACACAGGGCACAATAGGTTCTCAAGGAAATATTGGAAATACTGGTTCTCAAGGAAGTACTGGATCTACAGGTTCTCAAGGTGCTGTAGGTAGCCAGGGAACAATTGGTAATACTGGTGCTCAAGGTACTGCTGGTATAAATGGAAGTCAAGGCACACAAGGAATTCAGGGAATTATTGGTAATACAGGTAGTACAGGAAGTCAAGGGGCACAAGGTACTTTAGGATCTACTGGTGCACAGGGTACAGTAGGATCTCAGGGAACTACAGGTACAACTGGTCTTCAAGGTCTTATTGGTCTCCAGGGTATACAAGGAATACAAGGTCTATTAGGAATTCAAGGTATTCAAGGTTTTACTGGTAATACTGGTGCACAAGGAAATACAGGCACACAAGGTATACAGGGTTTTGTTGGTAGTCAAGGAATACAAGGTAATACAGGAACTCAAGGATTAATTGGAACACAAGGTACTCAGGGCATACAAGGCATACAAGGAACTACTGGTTTACAGGGTTTAACAGGACTTCAAGGTTCAGTTGGAACAACAGGTTCTCAGGGTTCTATAGGAACTACTGGTAGTCAAGGAGTCATAGGAACACAAGGAGCAATTGGAAATACAGGAAGCCAAGGTAGTACAGGTTCTACTGGATCTCAGGGTGCAACTGGTACACAAGGAAGTGTAGGAACCACAGGATCCCAAGGTACAACAGGTACTACGGGAACATCTGGTTCTCAAGGAACTCAGGGTTTACAAGGTATACAGGGTATTCAAGGCATGCAAGGTATTACAGGTTTTCAAGGAACTGTTGGAAATACAGGTTCTCAAGGAGCTGTAGGTAGTCAAGGTATTCAAGGATTTACTGGATCTACAGGAACTAGTGGTGCTCAAGGTTCTCAGGGAACACAAGGTCTATTAGGAAATACAGGAGCTCAAGGTGCAGTTGGATCACAAGGTAGTCAAGGTGCAGTAGGAAGTCAAGGGAGCCAAGGTATATTTGGTTTCCAAGGAACTACTGGATCAACTGGTTCTACCGGTAGTCAAGGAGCTGTGGGTTCTCAAGGTACAATTGGTACCACAGGTAGTCAAGGTTCTACTGGTTCTATAGGTTCACAAGGAGCTGTGGAATCACAAGGAACAGTAGGAACTACTGGTTCTCAAGGTTTAATAGGCTTGCAAGGAATACAGGGTATTCAAGGACAGCAAGGAGTTATAGGAACACAAGGAATCCAAGGTTTTATTGGTAACACTGGAGGAACAGGTACTCAGGGAACTACAGGAACTACGGGATCTCAAGGTTCTGTTGGATCTACAGGTAGCCAGGGTGCAGTTGGTACTCAGGGTACTACCGGAACTACAGGTACTACTGGTAGTCAGGGTGCTACAGGTACCACTGGTTTACAGGGTACAACAGGAACAACTGGTGCAACCGGTGCTCAGGGAAGTCAAGGTACTATAGGTACAACAGGTTCTACAGGATCTCAAGGGATACAAGGTTTTATTGGTTCTCAAGGTGCTATAGGATCAACAGGTGGAACAGGTGCACAAGGTAGTACTGGATTACAGGGACTTACTGGATTGCAAGGTACTACAGGAGCTATAGGTTCACAGGGAGCCATTGGTAGTACAGGTACTCAAGGTGCTACTGGAACTCAAGGTTCTACAGGAAGTACTGGAG